AATTTTAAATCGCCAGATCAAATAATTCAATATAAGTAATGAAATATTTTATATCGGCTCCATTTGGAAACTATATTAAGTTTTCTGGTGCCACAAGTGTAACGGGCAGTTGGACTTACAAACATAGGCCTGGACTTTTACCTCAAATATTAAAGACGCTGCGCTATACTGATGGTGGTTGGCAAAATAAAATTGGTTTGAGAAACGCTGGTGTTTTAGAGGGGTTAAAAAGATCAAGAATTACAGATGTTATGAGTTTAGCAGCTATTGATAAGTGGGATTGGATAAATATCGATAGTATTATTCCAAGTAATACTTCTGTCGAAATAAATATTAGTTGTCCAAACATAGATAAAGATGTTGGTGCTACAGAGTTGCCAGGCTTTGATCTATGGCCAAAAACTCAGCGTGAGTGGTGTATATGTAAAATACCACCAACTGCGTCAGAATGTCTTATAGACAAAATAGTGGATATGGGTTATAATCAAATTCATGCGAGTAACACATTATACTCTGTAAATGGCGGTCGTAGTGGTAAAATACTTAAACCATACACGACTCAGATTATAGATTATATAAAGAGTAAACATTCACATGTTAAGATAATAGCTGGTGGAGGAGTAACTGAGAAAAAAGATGCTGAATATTATTTCGATAAAGGTGCAGACTATGTAAGTCTAGGAACAGTATGTTTTACACCATGGAAAATAAAAAACATTATTTCTTAATTAAAAGCTTTAAATACAGAAAAAAAATACTATATACTAATAAGATGCGGGTTACCCGGTCTTAAAATAATCTTGCTTGATCAAAAGGAGATAACAATGACAGGCTTACAAACACTATTTCCACGTTCATCTTTTGTGGGATTTGACCATTTATTCAATGAATTAGAATTCACTGCGAAACATGCTCAAGACCACTATCCACCACATAATATTATTAAAGTAGGGGAATCAGATTATTTGATTGAACTTGCTATTGCTGGGTTTAGTAAAGATGAAATTAACATTGAAGTAAAAGACAGAACTTTGATGGTTACGGGAGAACATGTGTCTAAAGGTAGAGAATTTATCCATCGTGGTATTTCAACAAAGAAATTTAAGCGAACCTTTAGGCTGTCCGAACATGTACAAGTAAACGGAGCAGATATTCAGGATGGCATATTAGCAATTAAATTGGAATATGTTATACCAGAAGAAATGCGTCCTCGTAAAATTAAAATTGGCAATTACGAGGAAAACTCAAATGCAACACATACTAACAACGCACAACTTCTTAACGAGAGGTCTAACAGGTCTCTTTGACTTTATTCTTTCTGTAGGAAAAACTATTCAATTTTCAAGACAGTGTTCTGCAAATGCAGATTTGGTTCAATATTTTAGAATAGAATATCCAAATATGTCTGACCATGAAATATTGGCTGAATTGAATAGGAGAACTTTGGAGGATTTTAAATGATTCAATGGATCAAAAATTTCTTTCAAATCGTAACACCTATGACTGAAATAGAAACCAGAGATGCATATTTTGCTGAAGCAAAGGATTTATGTGATCTGGAACGTAGAATGAGGGCGTGGGACAAAACATCAACGAACCAAAATCTTCGCGGATGGATTTGATCTTATACCATATTATGATGAAATGGAAACTCTATAGACAGATTGTAGAATATATCTGGATTAGAGTTTTATCTTAAAACTAGGAAGGGCATCATTGCCCTTCTTTCACACACACAAATTACGGAGATTAAAATGAGACAGCATATTTTTGACACTTGGAACAGTGTAATGGATTCAAATATAAATCCACTAAGAAATATTCCTAATTTACAAGTACGCCATTTGATTATGCAAATTCTTGCATGGATGTGGGTATCCGTATGCTCTATGTACTTAGGAAGTATAATGTTCTGGGGAATTAACGCAATTGCACACACACTATTACTTGCTGCAATTGTAATTACTGTTGGTACGTTTGAAACTGCCAAGCGAAAGCCTAAAGTTTTTGATAGAATTGATGGATACAATGGACGCCAAAATAATGGCGAACATAATTAAATTTAGATAGGAACACACAATGACACACAAAAATCCCTTTGAAATAAGAGCAGAAATGCTTGGACTTGCAAAAGACTATATGGACCAACAACATCAGATGAATATTCAGCTAATGAATGACCTTTATGTAGAGGGTAAAAAAAGTATGGAAGATGTTGAAAAAGCATATGAAATGTATAGTATTTCAGACTTGATGGAAAAAGCTAAAGAAATGTACTCTTTTGTGTCAAAGAAAGATTGACGAAATCTATATATAATGTTATACTTACTCCAAACATAGGAGTTTATACTTGAAAGCCTTTTACACAAACGTTGCGCGATATGGCAACACACTTTTATACCGTGGTTATAATGACCACGGTGTAAGAGTCGAGAAAAAAATTAAATTTAAACCCACTCTATTTGTAAGAAGTAAAGATAAAGATACTACTTGGAAATCACTTGATGGTTTATCTTTGCAGCCAGTAGATTTTAATTCTATGCGTGATGCCAAAGAATGGCTAGAAACGTATAAAGATATGGACAATGTGAAAATATATGGCAATACAAATTATATGCAGCAATTTATCGCAAGCGCATTTCCTAAAGATATTCAGTTTAATCGTAATACTGTAAATGTAGCTAATCTTGATATCGAAGTTGCTTCAGATGATGGCTTTCCAGAACCTGAAACTGCCAATTATCCAGTAATTTCAATTTGTCTGAAAAGTTCGACCAGTGAAGTTTATCATGTTTGGGGTCTTGGAGACTTTGATGTTGAAAAGCGAGAAAATAAAGACATATTAGTTCAATATCGTAAATGTAATAGTGAGACAGAATTGCTTGCTAAGTTTATGGAATACTGGACAAAGAATACGCCAGACGTTATTACCGGTTGGTACATAAAAAACTTTGATATGCCGTACTTGATTAATCGTGTCGCTAAGTTGGCTGGCACAGAAGTTTCTAACAAATTCTCACCTTGGGGTCTTGTTAGTGAAAGAAATATTACTATTCAAGGTCGTGTTATGAAAAGTTATGAAATTACTGGCATATCACAACTTGATTATATCGAATTGTTTAAAAAGTTTGGTTACTCTTATGGTAATCAAGCATCTTATAAGTTAGATCATATTGCTAATGTTGTACTTGGTGAAAAGAAATTATCATATGAAGAACATGGCAATTTGCATACTCTTTATAAAAATGACCATCAGTTATTCATTGATTATAACATAAAAGATGTTTGGCTAGTCGGTAAAATAGACGAAAAAATGGACTTGATTACTCTTGCATTAACAATGGCATATCGCGGTGGTGTAAATTATGATACGACTATGGGTACTACTGCCATATGGGACTCTATCATTCATCGTGAATTAAATCAAAAGAAAATAGTTATTCCTCCAAAAGAAGATAAACATAAGACTCCATATCCTGGTGGTTATGTAAAAGATCCACATATCGGCGCACATGACTGGGTTGTTTCTTTTGATTTGAACTCACTATATCCAAATTTAATTGTGCAATACAATATGTCACCTGAAACGCTAGTTGTTGATCCTGATGAACGACATGAATCTGGCGTTAATCATTATATGAATAATGCGCCCAGAGTTAATAAAGATTTATCTATTGCCGCAAACGGAGTTACATTCAGTAAAGAAAAGCAGGGTATTTTGCCTAAGCTTATTTCTGATTATATGTTAGAGAGAAAAACGACTAAAAAGGCTATGTTGGCAGCAATGCAGAAACACGCAGACAATCCATCAGATGCACTTTCAAGAGAAATCAATCAACTTGAAAACAGACAGATGGCAATTAAAATTCTATTAAACTCATTATATGGCGCTATTGGTAATCAACATTTTCGTTACTTCGACCAGAGGATCGCTGAAGGTATTACACTCTCAGGTCAATTATCTATTCAATGGGCAGAACGCTGCATCAATAATGAAATGAATAAGATTTTAAAAACGGATAATGTAGATTATGTTATTGCGATGGATACAGATTCTCTCTATATTAACTTCGGTCCATTCATCAAAAAATTAGCACCTAAAGATCCAGTAAAAGCACTTGATAAGATTTGTGCAGAGCATTTTGAAGCTGTACTTCAGAAAGGCTATGACAATCTCTTTAGACAAATGAACGCATATACAAATCGTATGATTATGGAACGTGAAGCAATTGCGGATCGTGGAATTTGGATGGCAAAGAAGCGTTATATTTTGAATGTGCATAATAACGAAGGTGTTCAATATAAAGAACCAAAACTAAAAATCATGGGTATTGAAGCTATAAAATCTTCAACACCTCAAGTTGTTCGTGATAAATTCTTGCAAGTTTTCAAGATTATTATTTCTGGTTCAGAAATAGATACTAGAAAGTTTATCAATGATTTTAAGAGTGAGTTTAAATCTTTACCACCTGAAGCAGTATCTTTTCCTAGAGGCTGCAGTGAAGTGAAAAAGTATTCAGATCGAAAGACTATATTTAAGAAGGGCACTCCCATTCATGTTAGAGGTGCACTCTTATATAATGATCAAATAAAAGACAAAGCATTAGATAAAAAATATACTCCTATACAAAATGGTGAAAAAGTTTTATTCAGCTATCTTAAAATGCCTAATCCAATTAGACAAAACGTTATATCTTTTCCTGATTACATTCCTCCAGAAATGAATTTAGCTAGATATATTGATTATGAAACACAATTTTCTAAAACTTTTCTTGATCCCATTGAACCTATACTTGATGCTGTCGGATGGTCTGTAGAAGAAAAAGCATCTTTAGAAGATTTTTTTAGTTGACAAATACTACTGATTTTATTATAATCGAATATAATTTAAGTATCAAAGGTGAGGTATCAAATATGACTACAAACAAAATTAAAACGCACGATTTTCCAGTAGTAGCACTTATAAACAAGATTAAAGATTGGCATCAAAATAGAAATTTAATTGAAGGTTCTACTGATAAAGATCAAGTACTAAAGCTAATGCAAGAGTTGGGCGAGTTGTCCGATAGTGTATGTAAGGGTAATGACATTAGAGATGATCTTGGCGATATGATGGTTGTTATGATAAATATCATGGTGCGTAATGATATTAGTATGAACGAATGTTTAACTGTTGCCTATAATGATATCAAAGATCGTAAAGGTCGAATGGTTGACGGCATCTTTGTAAAGGAAACGGATTTGTAAGTGTATAGTCTCACTATATTCAAAAATTTATATGATAACAAAACTCACCGCAAGATGCACTTCTCGCGGTGGGAAGATTACACTAAATTTTTATTTGATCTATCTAAAATACCTAGAAAAGGAAAGCATGATGCACAACTTATATCTCCAGCTAGTTACGTTTCTGATACGACTAGGGCAAACGCGAATGTTTTGGATTGGTCAAGTTGGGCTGCTGTTGATGTTGATGATCATGTCTTTAAAGGAAAATTAGAGAGTGAACTTTTTGATCGGTTTGGTTACTATAATTATGTTTGTTATAGTACCGCAAGTAGTTCAATCGATCATCCAAAGTTCCGACTTGTGTTTCCACTCACAAAATCGATTGATACATCTAAAATAAAACACTTTTGGTTCGCACTAAACAAAGAACTAGGAGAAATAGGAGATGGACAGACTAAAGACCTATCTAGAATGTATTATATTCCTGCGAATTATGATGGAGCTAATAACTTTATATTCAATAATACTTCTGGTGTTGATATGGATGATAACGA